ACCCCCGTTCAGCTTTTGTGCATAATCATCCTGACTTTTACAAGTACTGCTACACCACAAGCCCATTTCATGTGCTGGAATAGGCCTACGGCACCAAAAGCAGATGTTTTGAAAAATCAGTTCCACTGGGGAGCTTTGCAGAGGCACAGTTAGATCCGCTGGTAGTGGCTCAGCGCTTTGTGGGCACGGATTCATGCTGCCTCCTCGCTTTTTGGTAGGCACTTGATAACATTCTGTGCAAAGTCATGACCAGGGGACTTTATTTTTCCGTGGGTAAACTTGAGTAGAGTGTTGTATTTAACAGTCGACTCTTTGGCCAGCGCTTTTAATGCACCTCTCGTCGATAAAAGTTTCTTTAATGCTGTTCGCAAATCTTCAGTTGGCATAGACAATTTCAGTCACCTTAAAGTGATTATATGCAACTTAGAATAAGATCAATAATGCCTATATGCAACCTGTAATTTTATTCAGATCTTAGGAAGGTTATTTTTGGACGTAAAAAAACCCGCAATGTGCGGGTCTTTTATAGAAGGTTTGCTTATGAGCTAGAGTCAACGACAGAATAGTGAGTCAGCTTACCTGACTGGTCAAAAGTCAAACTGACACTCTTGACCTCTGCTGCTACAAAAGGACCGGCTTTGACATAAGACCAAGCTAAAATTTCACTGCCATCAGAAGACATTGTTTTTACAACTGGCTTTCCAAACTTAACCATCATTTCTGATTTCGTTGTGATACCTATTTTTAGGTTAGCAAGATCTTGGTCAGAAATGACAGAGCCGTGGCTAACACATGCTGACATGAGCAGTGCAAAAAATATCGATATAATCCCTTTCACTATTTATCCTCGTACCTGTTTAGACTAATACCAGTATAACCAATCACATAAAGCAGTCTAGCAATTTGATAAAAATTAAATTTCCAATTTACTTTTACGTAAATTAATCCAAAAACCCCCCCAATAGGATTGTATTGCACAATACAAGCTGACTATAATCACTTTAACGATTATGGAAAAGACTAAAAAATGAACGATCAGGCGAGGCAGACTTTTTCAAATAACTATCAGTACCTGCTTACTCAGCGGAAACTAGACGTGAAGTCTTTGGTACTGAAAGCTAAAGGTTTAGATGAAGATTTTGACTACACCTATTTCAATAGGGTTTTGCAGCTAAAATCAAACCCTACCATTGAAAAGGTTGAGCAAATGGTTCGTATCGCCAGGATGCTTGACGGATGCAGTAATGTCGAAATGTGGATGTTTTTCATTCCCGACTATTTCAAGAATTTAAACAACTCTGATGTCTCCGCTGCTCTATTATCAGAAGACGCGCTGAAAAGCTTCGTGCACGACATACTTTACGGCGTGAAAGAGCTGAAAATTATCGACTTATCCCCTGCGCAGTACGAGCAGATTATGAATTTTTCCAGCTATTTACTCAAAAAGAATAAAGGCCATGTAGAGCCTTTAGTAGTGAAGCAATCCGGCTAGTAAGGTCAGGAATGGTCTATCGTCCATTCCTGATAAGACGTGCCACGTTCTTATATAAACTCAATTTCCTGATTTCATCATCCTTAGCTTGTATTGCAGCCCTTTCGCTTATAACTCTATTCATATCCTCTATCCATGAGTCATAAGCAACGATCTGATTGACATCTTTAGGCATATCGCGAATCTCAGCCCAGCGCAATATAAGTAATTCATACCTTGCGTACAAATTAACAACTGAGCCAGCTGGATCAGCTGCTGCTTTGCTGATCTGAATCATTCTGAAATGAAGCACGACAGCAAATATGGCGATAGATATTATCAGTAACAGAAAGATGAAGTTGATATTCAAAACAGTTCCCTCGTTTTAAGTATGTTTTTAAAATATTTAGAATAAAACTCAAAAATAACAAACGGCACAACCGCTACGTAGATAGTAATAATCCCGTACTGGTAAACCCAATCTAAAGATCTTTCGTGCAAAACAGCTCTTAGATAAAATCCGAAACACTGCAAGAAAATAACTGTTACTAGAGAAACAGATAAAAATAACGAAAGCCTGGTTGGAACCAACTTCCACTTCAAATGAACATGATAAATACAGTAGATAGAAGCAGCTGCCGCAATCGACCAACTGCCATACCAGATCCCGTAGCCAACATCAGGGTAACTTTGTGCTAGACCCATTACAGTCCCATTTAACAACTGACAACTCACATCGTGTATCACCCAAATAAAAAGTGATGCAGTCGATGAACTATCTATTTTCACTGCGTAAAACAACAGAAGAAAAAATGCAGTTACTGCCAACTGAATTGAATCGAGTGATAGAAAACCCTCTGGCCACATATCTATGACCTACTTTATTTCGGTAAATCTGGCACGCCGCCAGAACCGCTACCTAAAGTTTGGACTTCAGGCTGCTTAACTGGCAAATCCGGCACACCACCAGAACCACTACCTAAAGTTTGGACTTCAGGCTGCTTAACGGGCAAATCCGGCACACCACCAGAACCACTACCCATAGTTTCTGAACCAGAATCTTCATCCCGCTTTAAAAGAGCCAGTGCTTCTGCGGACAAAGTCACTTTATCAGCACTGCTAACAATAGGCTCTTTTGCTCCTAACTCAGTAGCTGGGTTGGCAGCTACGGTTCCAGTTGACACTGCACCAGCTGAGTTACTTCCAATTTGCGAAATGTTCATAGACAACCCCAAGTTGATTATTCGCTATAACAGATTGTTGATGAACCAAATCTAACACGACTAAACACATCTTATAAGTCCCAACTTTTGATAATTTCTTTATATGTGAAAAATATGAAAGTCCATTGCAGCGGAATCCACCTTTTGAAGACCATTCAACAACCCACCAAAAGGCATATATGCAACTTTAGGGTGCATATTGTCATTTTTTATGTTTACAAGCAACACAAAGGTGATTATAGTCATTTTACGCAGCATGAAAAATGACTATAAGGACTAAAAGATGACTGTCTTAACAAAAACCACCCAAACCGAACAAGCAGCACCGTTTGCAACTGTGACCATTACTACACCAGCCACAACGCTGGAGTGGAGCCCTACTTTACTGGATGGCCGTAGAGTGGATTACAAAGCTGCGGCTGAAGCAGTAGCAGCCTTAGGCGAAGGCTGGCGCCTACCAACCCGCGCTGAATTGGTGTCACTGGTTGACGATACCCGCCTTGGCCCAGCCATCAATACCGATTTATTCCCTGACACCAAAAGCACCTGGTACTGGACCGGCACACCATGCAAATGGGATGAGGGCTCAGGCGAGAACGCTGCCCGCTGGGTGGTCTTTTTTGTCATCGGCCATGTCTACTACCACGACATCTACTACGACGCCTGTGTCCGTGCGGTTCGCGGCGGTCAGTAGTTCTTTGCCTTTTTGCTTTTAACAACCAAACGAGGGTTTAACAAATGTCAGTCTTAACAAAAACCACCCACCGCCGCAAACACGCTATGGAAGAGCTGCTGCTGTTGAGCCTGCGCTTTCGTTGTTTTATGAGTAAAGCTGAAGATTTGAATACTGACCCTGCAGTTCTAGCGTCAGCTCACCGGCTATTACGCCGCATTAAAGCGCACCTACCATCACCAGAGTTCCAGAGCACTTACATGGACCGAATGGCCACCATTGGTTTTGATGGCCGCTTTGCCCTGTATATCGACCACAACATGATCGGCGTCACTGTTGTGCGCACCGAAACGTTCACCAATGTGTTGCAGTTTTGTCGGTGGGCAGCATGAGCGCAGTTCAGACAGCAGAGCTATGCCCTACTTCGGTTTTTGCAATGCCTTCTTGCCCTGAATTGACAGAGAAGCAGATCAACACGCTGCAACTGATGGATCAGCACTGCATTGGTCCTGACAGTGTCATGGCTATTGGCGCCATTAAACGTTTAGGCACCTTTCACAGCCATGCACAGGCCGTTTATCAAGTTGGTGAACTTGCTGATCGCGGCTGGCTGTTATCACACGAAGGCACTTACAGGCCTTCACCAAAAGCAATCAACTGGCTGATAGCTCAAGGCGCAAGAGCTGGCTTATCTGCCGTTACACAGGAGCAGAACCATGTGGTTTAAAAATGCCAGGCTGTATGCCATTACCGAACTTTTAGACAATGATCACGGGCAAATTGAACAGGCCTTAGCGGCTTTCAAGTTTACGCCATGCACTTCACAAGAAGCCTTAAAGCTGGGCTTCTGCTTTGCAATGCACCCGGGCACTAAAGAGTATTGCCACCAGGTGGGCGATTTGATGGTGTTCAGCATCAAGAAGCAGGAAAAGCTGTTGCCATCTGCCGTAGTGAATGAAGAACTGGCGCCGAAAGTAGAAGCCATGGAGCAAGAAAAAGGCCGCCCATTAAGCCGTAAAGAAAAGCAGGCCTTAAAAGAAGAGTTGATCCAGACCCTGTTGCCACGTGCTTTCAGTAAATCGACTGTAACCACTGCGTACTACGACCGTAGCACCAGCATGCTGATAGTCGATACGGCAAGCGCTTCAACGGCCGAAGAGTTTCTGGCCCTGCTGCGTAAGGCCTTTGGCTCACTGCCAGCTATGCCGCTGCTGGACAACCACCAGTTAAACCAACAAATGCACTTCTGGCTGCAGGGGAAAGAGTTGCCTGCTGGTATTACGCTGGGCAGTTCTGCTGTGCTGAAAGCCCCAGATGAAGAAGGCGCTCAGGCCAAGTTTATCAACCACCTGTTATCCGCTGATGAAGTGCAAAGCCACTTAGAGGACAAGCTGGTTACTCAGCTGCAGTTAGAGCAGGACGAGAAAATCAGCTTTACCGTGCGCGATGACGGCAGCTTAACCGGCATTAAATTCCACGACCTGCTTTGCAACGACAACGAAGAACTGGGCTGGGACGATGTTATAGGCCGCTTAGATGCCGACTTTATTCTGATGTCCGGTCAGTTCAAACAAAACCTTGCCAGCCTGTTGGCCAACCTGAAACCGGAGGCCTAACCATGTTTGCTGTATTCGGTGTCGACCCTAAAAAAGTGAAAGAGAAGGCCCATAAACAGGCTCTGGCTGTTGTCGGTAAAGCGCAGAAGAAGGCGAAGGAAACCAAGGGTAAAACCAAAGTTCCGGCCGTCGAGGCTGTAGAGGCTGAGTTATTAGCAAAGCTGCTTGAGACTGCCCCCCCCTGTGCGCGTCAGTCCCGAATACAGCATGCCGACTACGTGCGACCAGTACATAGCCATGGCAGAGAAACAGGGCTTTGTCCGGTGCAGCGTGTTTATCAAAGCACCAGCCGTATCGAAAGACAAAAAAGGCCGCAGCAAAACCGTGCAGCGTTATGTGCAGTTTGTGCCGGGCAATGATTATCAACTGAAAGGTCAATCACTATGAATTTACATATCACATGCGAAAAGGGTGCGACGGTAAACGTTCACTTCACCGCTGCCGGTTCGCCAGCTGCTGAAGCCCCTGCTGTCACTTCAGCTGTACTTGAGCCAGCCACTGGCCTTGAGTGGAGCAAAACACTGCTGGACGGCGAGAAGGCTAACTTCGAAAAAGCCAAAAAGGTAGTGGCTGAATTAGGCGAAGGCTGGCGCCTGCCTACCCGTGAAGAACTGCTGACGCTTGTCGATTTAGAGCGCCACGACCCATGCATTGATACCGACAAGTATCCGGATACCAAAAGCACCTGGTACTGGACGGCAACGCCATGCGCCTGGAACAAAGAGTCTGCCCGCTGGGTGGTCGATTTCAACGACGGCAATGTCGACGGCAACGGCATCAGCCACGGCGCCTGTGTCCGTGCGGTTCGCGGCGGTCAGTAGTTTCTGTTTTTTGATTTAACCAACCCAGAAGGAAAAAACCAATGTCACGTTTTACTAAAAGCGAAGACGGCAAAACAGTAACAGATTCAGTAACAGGTCTGGTGTGGAGCCAAAACACAGTGGCGAGCGATGTCACTTTTGAAGATGCAGTAAAGGCCGTTGAGGCTTTAGGCGAAGGCTGGCGTTTACCTACGGTAGACGAGCTGCAAACCATTGTCGACCGCACTAAATACGACCCAGCAATCGATGCAGAAGTTTTTCCGGATACTGAAAGCGACTGTTATTGGACAAGTACACCATGGGTCAGACGTCCAGAGTCTGCCCGCTGGGTGGTCTATTTCTTCAACGGCTTTGTCAACGGCTACGACGTCGGCACCTACGCCTGTGTCCGTGCGGTTCGCGGCGGTCAGTAAATTTTTGTCTTTTTGATTTGTGAGTGAGTGCTATGACGGCTAACAGAAACGGATTACCAGAAATTGCTCGTAAGGCAGAAAGCCTGGCTGTTGCTATTGAGAATGCAGTCAGGGGTTTTGCCAAGTACAACAAGTACGCGATCGGGGCCAACCTGAGAACAGCAGTGATGCTGGTTGTTCAGGTATGCAACCGCGCCTGGCGTGACCGTAGCCGTCAAATTCATTGGGTGAACGAACTGGTTTGGGTGATTGACGAACTGAAAGTAGTTATTCAGCTGGCCAAGCAGCTGTATGCGTTTAAAAGCTTCGCTCAGTTTGAAGTGATTATTCGTGCAGCTGATGATTTAGGCCGCTGTGCTGGTGGATGGAAACGCGCATTGCACGATAAGGGCCAGAATTCTGTTGTGTCACAGCAGGAGCGTGCTCAGATACTGAGTGACCGTTACGCCTCTCAATCGGGGCCAAAACATCGGCAACGTTGTGCTACCCAAGGGGATGTGCAATGACGCTTCAAGTGAACGGTAACAAGTCTGCCCGCTGGGTGGTCAATTTCAACAACGGCAATGTCAACAACAACGACATCAACAACAACGCCTGTGTCCGTGCGGTTCGCGGCGGTGAGTGTCAGTGCAATGAAGTCGTTTCGCTCCAGCAAATTTATAACGCTTGGGTGAAGGCCCGCAAAGGCAAAAAGCCAAGCTCAAACCAACTGCATTTCGACACCAGTTGGTCAACTGGCCTACTGGAACTGCAGCACAGCATTAACGACTGTTCATGGCAGCCAAAGCCAAGCACCTGTTTTATTGCTGCTCGGCCAAAAGCCCGTGAAATACATGCGCCTGATTTTTCAGACCGTGTTGTACACCATTGGTTGGTACCACAGCTGGAAAAACTGTGGCAGCCGGCTTTTATTTACGACAGCTATGCAAACCAACAAGGTAAAGGCTCACACAAAGCAGTTGAGCGTTTGCAGCAGTTTATCCGGCAGGCTCCTAAAGCCTTTTACCTGCAGCTGGATATTCACAACTTCTTTAACTCAATTCACCGCCAGACTCTGTGGAGTCAGTTAAAGGCGAAGCTGGTGAAATCAGGTGCATCCAACCAGGTGATGCATGCCACTCATGCGCTACTGAAACACCATCCGTTGCAGCAAGGTGTTAGATACCTGTGTTCAGACGCTGAGCGCTCCATAGTGCCAATGCATAAGCGTTTAGAAAACTCTGCACCTGGTTGCGGCCTACCTATTGGCAATTTGAGTTCGCAGTTCTTCGCCAACGTCTATCTGAACGAGTTGGATCAATTCGTTAAGCACGTTTTAAAAGCAAAGCGCTATCTGCGTTATGTGGATGACTTTGTGCTTATTCACCACGACAAAGCTCAGCTGCAGAGCTGGCAGGCCGAGATAGAGCAGTTTATTGCCACGCGCTTACGTCTGAAGTTAAAGCCGGATATTAAGCTGCGCCCCTTAACCGATGGTATCGATTTTCTTGGGTATGTAGTCCGCCCCACTCACACACAAACACGCCGTCGTGTTGTAAGCCACTTCCAAGAGGCTCTGGCCAGCTTTGAAAGCCAGTTCGTCACTCCTGACGCAATCACAGCAACACCTGAAGATATCCGGCATATCCGTTCTGTGGTTGCCAGCTACACAGGCCACATTAAGCAATCGAACAGTACCAGGCTGATGGGCAAGATTCTGGACCGCTACCCGTGGATCAGCTCAGTCACAGTAAACCGCAAGTTTGATTACCGGCTGGAAGGTCAGCTGGTTGAGATAAAGACTAACAATGTTCAGAGGTTAATTTTATGACCAGTTGCACTTTTGAGCGCTTTACAAAAGATGTAGAGCTGCACCAGCTAACAGTTCTTAAAGATGATGGGCTTTATCGTCATTTAAAGGTAGCAAAGCCAAACACCAATAGCATGCACTACAACATCACCACATGGCCTGGTTACCTTTGCATAAGTGGCGATATGGGCTGTTTTACTTTTTACCGTTTGACCGACATGTTTGAATTTTTTCGTGGTACGCCTGGCGCAATAAACCCGACTTACTGGGAAGAAAAGGTTCAAGCAGGAGCTGGTCATTCTGGCGCCAACGCTATCACCTCAGAGCCTGATTTCGACGCATACGAAACAAGGCTTAAAGAATACCTTGCTGAGTTTGTCGAGAGTTTAGATCCGGAAGACGAAAGCGAAGCTCAGAAAATTGAAGAAGCTACGGGTGCTGTGAACGACTTCATTAACTATTACGAAAGAAGTGAATATGACGTTGTATATCGAATAAACGAATGGGACAGCTCTATTGCTGGCGGTATGGAGCTTGTCGACTTTTGGGACGGTGGCTTAGACAAGTTTCGCTTTCACTATATCTGGTGCTGCTACGCCATTGTGCACGCGATCCACATGTACGACACGCTTAAATCTGGCGAGGTGTCAGCATGAAAGAACGTCCTATTTTATTCAACACCGCCATGGTGCAGGCCATTTTGGCAGGCCGGAAAACTCAGACTCGCAGGCTACTTAAACCGTGCAAGGACGCAAACTTTAACTGTGAACTCGCTTTGCATGAAATAGCCGGTGAAATTAATGCCGGTGATTTTATTAACAGCAAAGTTGGTCAACCTGGTGATCGGCTTTGGGTGCGAGAGACATTCCAAGGCCCGTTAATTGATCAGGGTGGCGATTATCCAGATGGCTACGAAAAGCCAGGGTTCTGTGTTTATGCAGCTGACGGTACAGCAAGGCCTGAATTCACAACTTTAGATGATGAAACGGTTTGTCGCTGGCGCCCATCAATCCACATGCCTCGCTGGGCCTGCCGGATCATCCTTGAAATAGCCAGTGTGCGCGTTGAGAGGCTGCATGATATCACCGAGGCAGACGCTTGTGCAGAAGGCTGTGACAACTCCAAAAGTGAAGCTGCACTTGCTGTAGGTTGGTGCGAAAAGCCGATCGCTGCTTTCCGCCGTGTATGGGAACAAACAGGTGGAGACTGGAACGCGAACCCATGGGTTTGGGTTATCGAATTCAAAGTACTGACAACAAACGGTGTAGTACGTGAGGTGGCAGCATGATCAACGGCATCACCCTAACCGCTCAAGAAGCACTGCAGCAATTCACTCTGCCCCAGCTTATCGGCCGCAAATGTGTGGTTATAGCCCAGGCCTATGGCAACGGTTCAGTCGATATGATCTTTGGCGAAATTGCGGATCCAGAGCTTTGCGAGTTCGACGAGGAAAATACAGCAGCTTTGTTCGTTGAGTACCAAGCCACAGCTACTTTGTTCGTTGAGTACCAGGCCAATGATGATTGGTTGCTGGCCTGTGTAGACGCCGACGAACCTTTGGTACTGCTTAATGAGGTGTCAGCATGAAACGCCCCGAATTTTTAACAGCCATCGGCATTGCCGGATTCGCCGCGGTAATAGTGGTTGCCGTCTACCCTCGCCCTGTATCCACTCGGGCGGAATACTGCGCCGAAGAAATGGTAAGCCGCAAAGTAACGAATGATCGCCTGGTTGAATCACGCAGCTGCAAAAGCTGGGTCGGCTGGCCTATTGAAGTCAGTGAGGTGGCCAAGTGAGCGACAAGAAATACAGCATCATTTACGCAGATCCGCCATGGTCATTCAGCAGTGTTAAAACTGGCGGCAGCATGAAGTCAGGCGCTGCAGCTAAGTATCCGACCATGACACTGGATCAGCTGAAGGCTTTAGATGTGCCAGCTATCTGCGAAAAAGACTGTGTGCTGATCATGTGGTACGTGAGCAGCCAGCCTCAAGAAGCGCTGGACCTGGTGAAAGCTTGGGGCTTTACGTTGAAAAACATGAACTGCTTTGTGTGGCAAAAACTGACAACTAACCTGATGCCTCATTTTGGTATGGGCTACTGGACCAGAGCCGGAGCTGAGTGCGCTTTGATCGCTGTTCGTGGAAAGCCTAAGTCTGAAAACAAAGCTATCCGCCAAGTCCGCGCTGAAATGATGGGCGAACACTCAGAGAAGCCGGCTATATTCCGCGACGACATAGTAAAGCTGTGTGGTGATCTGCCGCGCCTTGAAATGTTTGCCCGTTGCGTACCGGAAGGCTGGGACGTTTGGGGTAATGAAGTAGAGAAAAGCCTCACTATTGCTGGAGAGGCAGCACCAGCTGAAACAGAACCGGCTTTGCCTGTAGTAAACGACACCTGGCCTATCGAAGTAACCGAACTGGTTGAATCAGCACTGGACCAGTGCCCCTGTGAACCTAACGACCAGTTCTATGCAGAGCTTTGCGCTCAGGCCAATTCGCTGCGCCTTTCCGGTAAAACCAATGACGAAGCTATACAGGCGGTAGTGGCAACTTTGAAGGAAGTTGCGGCCGTGTACTTACAGGGTGATGCGGCATGACTCCATTAAAAAAACCAGCAATGCGTTACCACGGCGCCAAGTTCCGGCTGGCCCCCTGGGTGATCAGCCATTTTCCGGCACATAGATGCTATGTCGAGTGTTTCGGCGGTGCTGCTGGCGTACTGCTGCGCAAAGAGCCGTCTTACAGCGAAGTGTATAACGACCTTGATTCTGAAATCGTGAACTTCTTTCAGGTCCTGCGTGACCCAGTTGCCAATCAGCAGCTGGAACGGGCCTGCAGATTGACGCCATACAGCAGAGAAGAATTCGTGCTTGCATGTCAGGCCTACGAAGGCGATTGCCCTGTTGAACGTGCAAGGCGTGTAGTTGTTCGGGCCACCATGGGTTTTGGTGTAGCAGCTGGAACAGCAGGTAATACCGGATTCAGAACAGACACCAAACGCAAATATGGCAATGCCATGCACCTTTGGGCTGAATATCCAGACCACATGGCTGAGCTGGGTAAACGATTTACCGGAGTACTCATTGAAAACCGTGATGCCCTGCAGGTCATGCAAGCACACGACACACCGGACACTTTGCATTACGTCGATCCTCCGTACCTACCAGAAACCAGGTGCAGCAGAAACCGCTATTACCGCCACGAAATGACTGTAGCAGATCATGAGGTTTTACTTTCAGGCCTGAAGCAGCTGGAAGGCATGATCATCATCAGCGGTTATGAGAGCGACCTATACAACGATTTATTACCTGGTTGGCAGTTGAGCAAAACAACAGCCCGAATGAGCGCTGGCCGTGGTACTGGCTTACGTACTGAATGCCTTTGGATTAACCCAGCTGCTGTTGCGGCAAAAGAAAAGGAAGCTGAACAATGCGCGGCTTAATCGTTGATAACTTTGCTGGTGGTGGTGGCGCCAGTACCGGAATTGAAGATGCAACAGGTTGCTCAGTGGATATAGCAATAAACCATGATCCGGATGCTATTGCCATGCACACAGCCAATCACCCGAACACCCTGCACTACTGCGAATCTGTGTTTGATGTGGACCCAGTGCAGGCCACAGCTGGCCGTCCTGTTGATCTGTGCTGGTTGTCGCCGGACTGCAAACACTTTTCGAAAGCTAAGGGTGGTAAGCCGGTAAACAAAGAGATCCGTGGTTTAGCATGGATTGGTGTGCGCTGGGCTCTGCTGGTACGCCCTAAAGTGCTGATGCTTGAAAACGTCGAAGAGTTCAAAACGTGGGGGCCTGTTGTTGTCGACCTTGAAGGCCGTGCTTACCCTTGCCCTGAACGCAAAGGCGAAACCTTTAAAGCATTCGTTGCCATCCTCAGTACTGGCATAGCACCCGATCATCCGGGCTTAGCTGAGTGCTGTGATGTGTTGGGTATCGAAGATCCTGCACCGCTTATCAAGGGCCTTGGCTACAAGGTGGAATACAAAGAACTGCGCGCCTGTGATTATGGCGCCCCAACGATTCGCAAACGTCTGTTTATGGTGGCCCGTTGTGATGGTCGGCCTGTCGTATGGCCAGAACCAACTCACGGCGCACCCAATAGCGCAGATGTTAAATCAGGCAAACTACTGCCCTACAGAACTGCAGCTGAGTGTATTGATTTCACCAGGCCAATCACCTCTATTTTCGATCGTCCAAAATGGTTGGCTCTTAACACGCTAAAACGGATAGCAAAGGGAACTAAACGATTTGTGATTGATGCCGAACGTCCTTTTATCGTTACCTGCAACCATGGCGGTGACCATTTTAGAGGACAGTCTATTGATGAACCATTTAACACTATAGTCGCGGCCCATGATGCACATGGTCTTGTGAAACCAGGCCTTGCTCCTTTCCTCACTGAACATGCCAACGCAAGCAATCAGAGAAATATGGCAGCAGATGAACCAATGCGGACTATATGCGCTCAGGTTAAAGGTGGTCACTTTGCATTAGTGAACGCACAACTTGCACCCTTTGCCATGGGTATAGGTGGACCCGCATACGCCAGAAATCCAAAATCGTTAGAAAGCCCAATGAATACTCTTTGCGCTACTCAGCATAGCTATGTGGCAGCGCCAGTTCTGGTGCCAATGCCCGCTTCTGACGAACCGATTGATCATCAATCGTTAGTCTTTGGCCATATTATAAAGATGAAAGGTACTAATCTCGGCCAGTCGCTAGACCAGCCTTTAGACACAATCACTGCAGGCGGTAATCATTTCGGTGAAATCCGCTCACTACTCGTCAAATACTACGGTTCCAGTGTAGCCCAGTCTGTTGATAATCCACTTGGCACGGTGACCACCAGAGATAGATTCTCTGCTGTGAATTGCCAGTTAGAAATACCTCCACTAACTGAACAGCAACGACTTGATGCCTGGTGGGTCGCACGTTTTATGGAAATGTATGGCCCTGAAGAAGAAAGGTTAATTATTCCAGAGCCACGCAAACAGTTTATCTCTGTGGGCAAAAGAATAATGACCGACCTTTTCATGAGGATGGTTGATCCTGATGAACTGTTTTTAGCAACGTCATTCCCTTCAGATTACAAAATTGACCGGGATGCCAAAGGTAACAAGGTATCTAAAAAAGTTCAGGTGGCTCGATGTGGTAATGCCGTACCACCAGTATTTGCCGAGGCACTGACCCGGGCGAACTTACCAGAACTCTGCACCGGCAAACAGGAGCAAGCAGCATAATGGCCTACGCAAAAGACACGCAAGTTAGCCAAACGGCCAGCCTGTTAGAAATTGAAAAGGTGCTGGCCAGATACGGCGCCGATCAGTTCATGTACGGCAAAACAGGCCAATACGCTGTTATCGGCTTTGTCATGTCTGGTCGTCAGGTCCGGATCACTGTGCCGCTGCCAGATAAAGCCGATCGCCAATTCTGGGTTACCGACACAGGCCGCGACCGCTCAGAGTCAGTCGCACTTAAAGAGTGGGAACAGGCCTGTAAGCAAAAGTACCGCGCTCTATCTCTGGTGGTTAAAGCAAAGCTGGAAGCAGTAGAAGCCGGGATCACTACATTTGAAGAAGAATTCATGGCTCATCTGGTGCTGCCAGGTGGCCAAACAGTAGGCCAGCGACTGCTGCCCGAAATTGACGAAGCGCAACGCACAGGCAAGATGCCGCCGCTGTTGCCACATATCGGAGGCTGATCATGAAAAAGCTTATGCCGCTTGAAGAATGGCGAACAAAACGCTTTACCACTCCCCCTTCATCAGCAACGGTTCGACGCTGGGTGAAAAATGGAGATGTACCAGGCGCAAAGAAAATAGGCGGATCTTGGTATATAGATGTTGAATTAGAGAGCATATCAACTGGTGACGAACTGGTTGATCAGGTACTGAGGGCGAGTTAATGAATGCAAGGCGTCGGCTGGGTATTAACCACGATTTAGAGCCGAATTTATACCAGTTTGACGGGTACTTTAAATACAAGCACCCGCAGACAGGCAAATTCCACGGAATGGGCAAAAACAAAAAGGCCGCTAACACTGCTGCCCGAAAACTAAACGCCATTCTGATACAAGGATCTGACCTGACACACAGGGTCATTTCAGATGGAGCCAATCACTTTAGCGATGTCTTAACGCGATACCGCAAAGAGTATTTACCCACCAAAAAGCTGAAGGAACGTACTTTATCCGAAACCGAATACCGGCTAAACCGTTTGGAGCGAGACCTGTCAAAAATGCTGGTGATCGATATGTCAGTGCGCTTTATGGCTGACTACCTGGACAATGGATTTAAGAGCAATGCTTACGTGAAAATGCGTGGTTTGCTTGTAGATATATTCAGGTTTGCGTTGACCAAAGGCATCGTGGACGATAACCCGGTAGAAAGCACTCTGGCTAAAGCGGCTGAAGAAAAACAGCGTATGCCACTTTCTTATGATTGGTACCGCGCTATCCATGACCTGGCCGAGCCTTGGTTAAAAAATGCGATGGACTTCGGCTTAGTTACTTTGCAGCGCCGTGGCGATTTATGCCTGGCTAAGTTTGATGATATTAAAGACGGTTACCTGCAGATCATTTCACGCAAAACAGAGTCCTTTGGTAACCGTTCATTCCTGAAAATTAAAGTCGATGGTGGTTTAGCTGATGTGGTTCGTGCAGCGAGAACATCCGGCATCGCAAGCCCATATATAGTTCATCGTCGGCCGGAGAAGGTTGTAGCCAGTAAGGACAAGACACATTGGACGCAGGTTCGTCCGGAGATACTGAGTAAAGAGTTTGCAGCAGTGCGTGATCTGGTAACGGAGATTGCCAAGCTAAAGCCTGAGCAGCGCCCTACTTTCCACGAAATACGAGCTCTTGGTGGGCACCTATATCTGCAAGCTGGCTTTACTGAAGAGTACGTTCAAACACTAATGGCCCATAGCACAGCGAAGATGACGGCTCATTACACTGATAGGCATGAGCCTGAGTGGACTATATGTGACCAAGCCCTGAAACGCTAAAACATCGCATAAATTACTGTCGAAAAACTTCATAAGTCCATGCCAACCAATTAACACTTTAAAATCTGAAAATAATTCAACCAATTTAGTTGAATTATTATCATTTTTTGATTATATTAACCTGCGTGCATTTATGCATGGTAGTGATGTCAACAATTACAAGAAACTGTTCATTTAATGATAGTTAAACTAAAACACGAGGACGCAAAAAATGGCACTTACAGAGTTTGGTAAAGCGGTAAGAAAAGCCAGAATTGATGCAAATGAAACATTGGTGACAATGGCGAAGGCACTAGAAACTACTCCAGCGTTCTTGAGCGCAATGGAAACAGGTAGTAAAAAAATTGCAGATAAATGGGTCAAGCTAATTTCTTCATTCTTCGAAGAAAAAGGCATTCATTTGGAAAAATTAGAAGATCTAGCCGCATCAGCGAATGAAGTCGTTTCTGTCGAAGGACTTACACATCAACAGAAGATGTTAGTTGCTGGCTTTGCTAAATCTCCCTGGAACCCTGACCAGCTCAAGCAGTTTGCTGAGTTGCTGGAACAAATAAATAACCAACAAGAAGGATTGAATAACGATGTATCAGTTAAGAGGTCAAAGAGTAGAAGCACTATCTGATGAACACATCAGACGTGCTGCTATGGCGTTTTGTAACTACTTTGAAATGAAATCAAAGAGGGGCCGGAAAAAAAGATATGATGATTCTTTAGAAAGACTAAGTATCTACGGGATCACAATAAATCCAGTAGATGACGCGGAATGGTCAGCTGCTCTTCACGGGAGGATATTAGGTCACTACGACCCAAGCACTGCTACGATCAGTGTCCCAGAGCATATCTATCTTGATGCCTGTTCTGGTGACCGCTTCGCTCTGTCAGTCGTCCTGCATGAGATTGGTCACATGATATTAGGTCATCAACCAGTACTTCACTTTGCGACAGGTCCAGCTACGCAAAATGAAGATGCAGAATGGCAAGCAGATGCTTTCGCTGACCACGCGCTTAACTTTTTAGGTTATGACTCGATACAATTATCTTTAGAGTTTTATTGAAAAAGCCCTATTGGCATAGGGCTTTGAGGTGGTAGATGTTGGCACATTTACCGTGTGTATGGAGATAACTCAACCATGACACTTTTGAATTGGCGTTCATAAGTTTAGTGGTTCTCCAAACAAATCGCAAATATTTGTGAGTTCTTTATTTGCGACAATCGTGGGAGAAACCGCATGAAGACAGGAACATGTCCTAAATGTGGCAACGCTTGCGAGGTTATCTTCACGCGCTACATTGTGAAGAACGGCAAAACCATCTATCCAAAAAATAGTCCGGTTTTTGTTATACCTCAATGCAACTGCTGTAAAAGCAAGTAAGTAAAAAATTAATTCAGTCGGCGATCTAAATTCAAAGCCCAGGTTTTCACGCTGGGCTTTTTATTAACTGAAAAACTTACAAATTAATAATGTATCAGAGAATGCTGACTTTCACTGTTTAAAATGCATTAAGCACTCTTCTGTTGCTTCTCTTTTCCGTTTCTCTTCACAAACGAAAATGCATTCCTTTCCATTTCTGCAAGAACAACTGCGTCAAAACCACGTTCTTTTAGTGAAAAATTTATTGCAGCGCCGCCCACTAAAACACGTTGTTTTGCAGCAGCTAAATCAGCAGCAGAAAATTCCCGTCTTTTTTGTGTTTTCATAAATCACCTAAATAGCAGTAGTTGTTCGCTGTAAACTATAGTTTATATTATACACAAATTAAACATTTTATTTAGACTTTAGGTAATTCTTTATACAAGGCACTATCTACAGCGCCGAAGACTTTCTTTTCTGAATAACCTAAGGTTTCGTACAAAGGCACTGCTCCTGGTAGTGGATTTCTTAACGCTACATAATGCGCACTAAGAGCCAGCCCGTATAGCTCAGCAGTCAATAGACATATATCTGCTCGCTTCCCACTTAAAGGGCCTTCATCTCTATCACCATCCAGAAAATGAAGACTTAAAACCAACTTTTTCTTTGAAGGTTTACCGAGCATCACCGCACAAAGGTAGCCATCACACCACAAAGCTAAATCGAGTCTGCTGTGGTGATTTCTTTTGAACCGTGACGCTACTTGGTTCCATCCTTTTGCTGTTAAAGCATAATTTCCTGATATGAGAACCTGTTTCCAATTATCTTTAATTTCAAGTAATGCATCGGTATCAATTTCTCGAAGCTGGAGTCTATCTTTTAGATCAGGCCATTTTTCACAACATTTTTCATAAGATTTCGCATAAGTGAATTGTCGAATTTCCTTATAATAAGAGCGAGGATCCATCTGAACTCCGTACTTAAACTATTACTTCGCTTATCAGGTTCTGGAATAGTAGTTATTTTTCCAAAATTTTTCCAAAATTTTTCCAAACGAAAAGCACAAACAAAAACAGCACCCGTAAGGTGCTGTTTTTGTTTAGGAATTTGGTGCGTCCTAGTGGATTCGAACCACCGACCCCCACCATGTCAAGGTGATGCCTTATCAGGCCTATGCTATTGATAAACAAAATAAATATGGCTGTTTTGTCAGTTTCAAAATAGTGCAATTCGCTCATTATAGATCAATGAGTTACAGGGTCGTTTTTCCAATATGATCCTGCCACTAACGAGGGATTCGAACCCTCTCTTGTAGTGCTACCAGTCCGCCCCATTTTTGTCCCATGCAATCATGTTTACTGTTGTCCGGCAGCTTTATCATCAGGACCTTTCTTTCCATCTAATTGCTTATCAAGCGCTGAAAATAGCTCATCCGGTTCAATTGAATTTAAGTCTGATATTCCTAGTTTGTGTGCAATTCGCCCGAGCATGCTACTCAAGTACTGAATCTGATGCCCCTGCTGCTCGCACTGTTGATACAAATCAAAGCCCCGCGCTTTAGCCAGAGCCAGTTGTTGTTGCAGCTGTTGTATTTGATCCATGTGTTACTCCTGAGTTAATTGCGGGATGATAGTTGTCAGTATGTGCTGCTCGCACAGCTCTACGATTTCAGTTGAGTCAGACAATGGTCCAGGCAGCACAACTGTGTGCCAGTCGTTTCCGTTTTTGTCTCTCAGAGACAACGGTTTCATGCCAGCCAATTTCGCTGCGGCATCAATCCAAATAAGCGCCTGATAATTTACACTGTGATTGACGTTGCTGTGCCGCTCAAAATAGCTGTCACCCTCAGCAGCAATATGCATAGAGTTGTTGCCATTGTAATTTGCCTGCGCTATTTGGATAACGGCCGCAGTGTGCTGAATGCCATGACAGTCAGTAAATGGTTGGATATTTGTAAGCATATGGTTTCTCCATAATAAAAAACGGCCCCTATGGGCCGAAACAATAAATACGGTAGTGGATTGTGGCTGTTACAACTTTTGTGGTGTCCCACAATAGTCGGATATAAACGGTTAGCCGGCCCTCATATAAACGTTCACTGAACTTCGGGGCCGAAGCTTGAATTGTCAGCTGCTTATTTACGCTGTTATATACCGCGGGGTTTGACTGCGATACCAGTGTCACACCTTGATGATGGATAGGGCTTGTGTACTCGACTAAATCAGCATAACGATACTCACAGTTATGCCTCATGCCTGGTCCAAACCCCACATCAAAGTCTGTACCTACAGTCCATGTAAGTTCAGCATTGACCGCATTGTTTAGCGTTGATAGGGCAACCTCTTTATACTGAGGCGAAAACAACAAGAAAAAACTCGTTGCCCCACCAATAAAGTCAGACCATTTCAAAGGCGCTGCTGTGGGTATGTTTGCGTTGGCAGAAATATTTGGGACGTATAAACCACCACGCACATAGGCCAGCATATTTCTGGCACTTGGCTGGTCATAGGTCTGATATAAACCGCCCCAAAAGTTTATAACATCACTCATTTTTATAGGTAAAGACGTTACCGGAAACGGAATCAATTGCCCGGTTTCCGGGTCATTCATTGTTGCTATGTACCAGGTATCTGTAACACCGCCTATAGTAAGCGTTGTTCCTACAGTTGTGCTGTATGCAGACGAGGCGGTTAAGGCAACCTGCATATTTTGGTTAGCGTAAACCGTATAACTGGTGCCACGATTGATCCCTTCTACAATTAAGTTTCCGGCAGTCACGCTGGCCGTCACACCTACGTTAATACCTGTGACCTTAATTGTCCTGCTTAAGTACGTGTTGCCTAGCCGGGCACCAACAACGTTATCGCCCAGGTCAAAAGCATCTGGGGTTATGTCGTCGCCGGATACAAACCTTAAATAAAGTGTCTGAGATCCAGAAGTGCTACCACCTGTCACGGACAGAGTAAGGTTTACATCTACAGGGGTAGACATACCTGCTTGGGATACTTTAGACCCGGTGCTTGTCGTGACAATGTTGGCTGTATTAGTCCAATACGTAGAAGAAAAACCACTTGCTGTTAGCGTCACTCCACGGCTATCTACGTCATACAGCGTTATCTGTAGGGTATCCCCTTTGACCAGCTCTAGCCTGTTGTTGGTACTATCCCCAGCTGAGAGCGACCAATAGGTCGTCCCAGCTTCGTAGGATATGTACACACCCACATTACGAATAGCCATTAATGCAGCCTCCGTTTTAAGGTATCAACTTCGGTTGACAAGTCTTTTACAGCTTCAATCAATAAAGCAATCAGGCCCATCTGAGACACAGCAAGTTTACCATTTTCATCAGCGGATACCGCCTCGGGTAATACGACCTCAACTTCCTGCGCTATAGGTCCGGCACGTCGAATTCCCATTTCAATCTGGTCATAGGTATTACCAGTTAACGTCTTAACTTTTGCTAAGGCATTTTGAATAGGTTGTATGTTGCGTTTTACTCGTCTATCCGATGTTGATGTACCATCTGCGACATGCAGCATTCCCGCAGAATCCACACGCATTTTCCAATTGCCTGTTTGATCTAGGAATCCGATGCTGTTGGTTGAATCGGCATAAATAAAACCACGGGAAATGTCCCCCACCGTAGCCAAACGAAACCCAACAGCAGAGGTCGCACTCCGTAAATTTAAGTCTTGACCTATTCCTGTACTGTAAAGATACATACCGGTATCCCAGTAAATACCAGTCCCGTTTAACTGACGTGCCCACGAAGGCAAGAACAGATGATTGTTGGTTTCATATGCAGCCGCCTTGCGACTATTAAAATAAACGTTGTTTAGGAGGAAAGTTGCAGTATCCGTGCTTTTATTTGTACGTAAAACCCAGTTTCCAGTGTTGTCCAGAAATCCGATGTTGTTGCCGGAGTCGGCATAAACCAGACCACGGGTTACACCACCAGCTGTGCGAAAAGACAATGCACTCTCGTTATCCAGCCCGGTAATAACCAAACCTCCGCTGTTGTCACTTGTCAGCGTTGTTTCACCATTGTAAAAAAACAAGCCGTTACTGTTAAGTCCTGTACCTGTGTTGTATATCTTAAACTCACCATCCGCTAATATAGTGCGATTAAAGTAGTAAGCCGGTCTGTCTGTAGAAAAGTGTGTATAACTAGCATTTGTAGACCCAACATCAATGTACCCTGAGAGGGTGCTTATTCTTGCAGACCCAGCTGCTCCGGGGCTTATTGTTCCGCCAGCACTACCAAGTTTGAATAACTCAGATGAAAAGCTTGTGGCTTCTAAGTTGTAACTTATGCTTTTTGTATATCCAGTACTTACAGGTATTAGCGTCAATCCAGTAACGTCTAACAAGGTTTTTGTGTTGTAAACGTTTAAGTTCGACGCGTAATTTTGGCGCGAATACATCTCAAATTTGTAGTTAATGTTTTGTGCAGAACTATTTGGGGAGTTGGCTGCAATATAGATCGTATTTGATGCTGTATCGTTATAAACCAGTATGTTTAAATCTCTGCCTATAATCTCCTGATCTATAGTCAATAAGCATGATTTAGAAGGTAACGTGTTCGTTCTGACAACTAGCGTAAATCCTACTGATGCTGCGGATAGCGAACTCTGGTGGTTCACCACCCCTTTGATAACGTAGTTCCTACTATTCCCTGTCGGAATTAGGGTGGCTAGTAAAACGATATCACTGGTGCTAATTGAGGCATCATAGCCGCCAGAGTGCAACGAGTAGTTTGTGTTAACCTGTAGGGCAGGCAAACTGTCACTATTAGCGATATAACGTTCGGAGGTCAAAGTACCCAGTCCAGAGTAAGACCCTACTAAGCGACCATCAGGCAATATCCCCGTGGTTAAGTTGCCAGCATTGTTAGCGCCTATCCACGCTCTAACTTGCACCATATCACTACAAAAACGAATGTAGTTATCCGTTGAGTTATTTACGCGGAACGCTACAGCTCCCGAGGGAACAGAATCATTGCCAAAGTTGGCTCTAAAAAGCCGAGCATTGATGTCTGCACTACCATCACGATACGCAATAGTATTTGCAGTTGCTGCGGCTGTCGGGTTATTAAACCCAGAAATACTGCTAGCACTACCACTTATATTCCCATTCAAGGTAGAGGTATAAACCCGACGCCATCCAGGGCTATAACTTGGGCCTTGATTAACATATTCATGTATGCCACCCGCACCGGTTCCTGTGCTTGGACTTGTTACGCGAATAATGTACGTCCCACCGTCTGGAAAGGTTTCAATTACGCAGCCAGCTAACTCCAGCGTACCAAATCCAGTGTCTGTTATGTCTGAATTACTATCATAACTCCACGAGGCTTTCATTATTGACGGCTGATTTAAAGCTCCTAAATCAGTAAGCCAAGTAATCAAATTTTGCGTAGTTCCGGATGCTAAACTAACAGTGACAGATCCAAAATTTCTGATAGTTCCCATCTCAGCATGGGTCCAACTGACATTACCACTTCCGTTAAATGATTTACCGGTGTTACCTATAGTAAAAGTCCGAGCCGTAGTTAAATACCCTGCTCCGGAAGCAACACCAGTAATATCTATACCCCAAGTACCAGATGCACCTCCACCAGATTTGCTAGGGGCCTGCGCTGCAATTGCTTGTGCAACTCTCTGGGCAGTAAACCAACGGCGAGTTGTAATCGTACCCGCTTCTGCTTCGGCTTGAGATATATCACTAGCTAAAGCAGTTGGGTTGCCGCTATGTATAACAGTACGAACCGTGCCGTTGTTATTAAAATACAGCTGATTTGACCTAAACCAGACATCACCATTACCTGTGCCTGCTGGATCCGTGGTTCCAAGGTTTGGAAAATTTAACTGTGCGCCGGAACTGGCCAGAGTAATTTTGTTGCTCGGAGTGCCTACTAAGCTATCCCAAGTTATAGTTCCTGACACTGTACCGGCAGCTCTTTGACTTGCTGCCAAAGTAACAATACCTAAATCATCTCCCAGATTGATTGGGCTGATTAGCGATATAACTGCTTTGTACTGTAGGTTGCCTGCGCCGGGTGCAGAGTCAGTTTCCAGTACTCTAAAACTCGGCACACTAAACTCATACGTAGCCGGTGATCCGGATGCTGTTCTGCGAAATTCCCCAATAAATTCTTTAAGTGAGCCGACATTTACAGGGCTGCCACCATTCGTTATCCGTTGCACTTGCAAGGTGATTTTCGGGGCTGCACTAGGTAGGGTCATTGATTGCACGGATACTTCAATACCGCCGTAACCTACCACAATTGATGCCGGTTCCCCGACTCCTGAGGATGCAATAGTCTCAGTAGTCGTTAACATCACACCGTATGCCCCTAATGTGCCTGTGATGGACGAACTTCCACCGGCACTTGGAGTACCCAGACTCAACTGACTACGAATATACGGAATTACGTTAGCGTCAAAAGCCTCTGGCGGCAGGGTGTTTGTGATAAAACGGCCATCAATAAAATGGCTACCATCTTTAGCAATCTTAAATATTGTCGAGTTGCCAGATTGCGCTTTAAAGTAGGCAGATCCCCCTAATTCGGCATAGTCTTCAGTAGTCCCCGCTTTTAACACGCCATCATTGGGTAGTGTGATAGTTCGGGCAAAAAGATCATTAACGTTGATCTTGTCTGCGGTTATTGAGCCGGTAACAAGCAGATTTCCGTCAATGACCTCGCCAACTAATATCCAGACAGTGCCAGACCAGTAGCGGGTTTCTGCAAAGCCAGCCCCTTGGTTGTACATTGTTACTCTGTCCGCAACTTTCGCGCCGTTGAACGGAGCTGGAGCCAATGCCGCATTTGCTTCCGAGTCATTCCATGCAGTGCCAACAGTTGCCGCGTACACATGGACAGTGCCGCGCCCACCAGTATCACCCGTACTACCTTGTTTTGATTTGGTGATGGTCTGAGTCTTGCTCAAACTAACTGTGGTCCCATTTGAGCGTCTGATGTTGATAGGGTAAGTAATGGTGACGCTATCCGTATCCGCAGCCATCGCGCTGTGGTTTGATATCGTTGCGGTTTTGCTGCTGTAGCTGCGGCCTCCAGCAGTGATTTTTCCACTGGGTGACACAACCGGAGTGCCAACAGTAAACGAGCCATTCGCACTATTACTTGATGCAGCATTGAGTTCCGTAGATCCCTCTAGAACTCGGATGGTGGTACCTGAATTGCTGTAACTTAAAGCAGCGCCTGCATTATCGGCAGGTAACGTATGACTTTCGTTACTCAATACGATAGTCAGGCCATCCGCTGCATTCTTTGATTTTGTAACGTTGAACCTGGCGGTTAGATCAGGGTATCCAAGCCGGCTAGCCGTGAAATCAATCACAGCAATATCAAGCGTCATTGCCGATACAGTATAGGTTGCACCTGACAAGCTTCCCGTGATGCCAACTGGTGACGCTACTTGGATCATCCATTCAGTTGTGACGTCTTGATTACCATTCATTACTTTTGCTGTTGTAGAGCAGCCTGAGTAGTTCCCTGCAGCTCCTTGGTCATTGGTCGGTACAACAAAAGAATAACTGGATAATTGCAGATTCAACCCATCATAGGTGTCGTGCAGAGTGATTTGACCAACTGATACAACCGCCATGTTAGCTCCCTATGGACGATCAGCTTCAACGGTGATTGACCCTTTTACATCAATATCATCACCTGTCACTGTTATTGATGCCGCGGCGGTCGTGGTCAACCGGCCTCCATTAGTTGTGCACGCAAACAATCTGCCGTTGACAAACTCGCTGGCGGTTGGCTGTGGGTAGGATGTAAAATCGATGCCGGCGTGAGTGAAACCAGATGTTTTAATAGTCACCGTGTTACCCGTTGCAGATGCTACTTCAAAGAACCGAGCTGTTCCATCTGGCTTAAACGCTTTTATTAAATCGGTAGCGGCGAAAGAAATAGCTGTGCCACCGTATGTAAATGCTGTGGCAGTGTTACCCGATATCAACCGGCCACCAGCCAAGGCCGTCTTTGTTGTGTCGACAAAAGCTGCCCTATTCCCATTTCTGTCTCGCAGAGACCAGCTAAAGGTCCATCCTGATAAATCCGTTACTCGAGTTGCGCCATAAAACACATCTGGCGTTAGTTGCGTTGAACCCACACCGTTTTGAAACTTTTCACCAGCAGAGCTTAATATGCGTACTTCATACGGATCTGATATGTCGTAAATCGTAAAGTAGGCCTGATACGTTTTTGTATCAGCATCCCGGGCAACAACTCTGAACACTTGCATGTCTGTAACACCAGACTCATGAACAACTAATGTGTTATGAGCTGACCAGGCATTTGATGCGGGCAAATTGACACCAATTTCAGATTGAGAACCCGTTGGTATCGTTGGCGAGGCCACAGTTTTCAAACCGAACTGTGTTGTAAACGGCGCGGAGCTGATGATTTGAGTCGCACCTTTGAACCACTGGTACGTTACGCTGGTTGTATCAACACCTGCAGCCCTAATTAGATCTGCAGACAATGCGACTACATTTTTCGTACCACCAGAAGCTTGCTCAATTGAGCTGCTGCCACGAGTCAGCAGATAAACCGCATTCGTTCCAGTCTTTACCAGCCCGAGAGTGATTTGGGCAACTATTCGACTGACCAAGCCGGTAACAGGATCCTGATAATCGCCCTCAAAATAGACGACAACTTGCGGCACTGTATCCTTTAGATTTGCTTTCACTGTAAAAACTGAACTACTTGCGTCATGCAACACAGTGTAAGTACCGGTCGCAAACTGGTTATTCATACCTGTATTAGAACTGATCGCAGCGTTGGTACCAGTGATGCCAGTAGTCAGATCTAATGTAAAACGACGATTAGATAGCTGTCCTGTAACCTCTTCGGCAGCTGACATTGCTCCAGCAAAAACTTTTGCAGTTATCACAAGACCGGATCCCTGCGTCCAATCTGGTGAGTAAGAGACTGTCGATTCGTCCTTACTGAAAACTTGCTGAGGGCCTGGGCTCACAGTCAGATACGCGGTTAACGGACGTGCATCATTGTTGTCGACGAGGGTAATTTGCCCTACTGATACTATTGCCATGTTTTACTCCAAAATTTCACAAAAAAAAGTTGCTCTGGCGGCCACGTCATCAACGCTGACCATCACTTGTTTAAAGCCGGTGTTGTAGCTTGCATTCCATGTAGAATCGTCGTTAGGGGGGGGCTGTGGGTCTTGAGAAACACGACGCCAGCGAAATTTAGAAGGTGATATTTGTTCGGTAATGTCTTCTGCATTTCTGAATACTCTGGCAATCAGTAATGTACTGCGGCCCTGACCGGGTCTAAAAATAGTACCGTTGGAGCTTTCTATGTGAACATCTAAAGACACACCATCTTCGACGATAATCGTGCTTTCTTCGTCCATTTTTAGGTTGGATTGATCAAACAGTTGAAACTGTATTGTTGTAATATTCTGCGGAACATCGATAGTTTTACTGGATTCTGGATAGGATGATGAGTAAACATCACTCCATAACCCATTAGTATTTTTGACTTTGATTTTGAATAAGCCAAAGTAAGGCTGCGCTGGTTGTAAGCCAACTTGACTCCACGACTGCACCGTAACTGCATTAATGTCATAGCTATTGTTCGCACCCAACTTTATGACTGATGCAGATCGCGTTAACCAGTAGCTCACACCATCTTGGCCGGAATCACCTGATAGTTTGACCGGCGAAGACCAACTACCGATCAATTCACCATCTGACGCTTTTAACGCTTTGCTCATCCACACTGGTGGAAGCTGAGGCGTATCAAACCAAATTTCTGGACTGGCCGATGGCAGTGGTGGTTTTGACTGTGAACTAGCAAATAGATAATCGACAAAATTGCCGGAGGCGCCATCTTCGCCGGTTATTTTAACGGGGTCATCAAATGTTAAACCATTGTCGTAACTGAGCCTCATCCATTTGTCAGTGATCCTGTATGGTCGCGACCAATCCTCAATACCGTCAGGACTGTACTCAGCAATATTTGATAGTAAATCTGATATCTGGCTTGGATCTTTCAGTGTTACAGCGCTTACAGGGCCAAACAAATCACTATCAGCAAACCACGTTGTTGTTGAGGCCCAGTAATAGCGCAGAGAGTCTGGTTTTAGGCCCTGATCTGTAACGACACGGCCAACGCCTACTAAAGTTGCTGTGGCAAAATCGTTATAGTCTGAGCCGTACACCTTAAATTCAGCAGTTGGATGTCCGGCTAAAGCTGGATAAACGCTGACATGAAAATTACCAACACTGGTTGTAATTGCTGTTGGTGCTGCAGGAATGTCCAGCACAAGACTGATTGTTGACGCTGGCGACAAATACCCCAGTGTTGAACGTGCATAGACTGTAAATTCATAGGATCCAACACCCAGTTTTGGCACCGTGTAGTATTTAGATAAACGCTGCTCGCGCTGAATCTGAACACCGTTCTGTTCAACAACGACAACATAACTACGGACAAATGCATCCGATACGTTGTCCCACTTCAACTGGCCAGTGCTGTCAAAAGTAACATCAGGGATAAATACCAGGTCAGTTACAGCAGCAACCTGCGTTGGGTCGCCTAAATTGGTACCGCCTACACGGTCGGAATAATCAACGCCAGACCACGGGTAAATAGCGTTTTGATGTTCGATAAATTCAAAGTCGACTGTTCCATCTTCACGCAGCTTGCACTGATCGACTAAAAACGGTTTTTCAGCCCAGCCGCGGGTATCGTCGGTAATCCCTACAATGTCGCCGGGCTCTACAACTATGGCTGCTGGTGATGCGGTGAAACTAACTTCAGTGCGATTACGACTGCGCTTCGCAATGATTTCAGCCATTTGGTAGGCTTCAGCTTTGTTTGTGATGGTGTCAAATTCGAAGCTTTGCTCAAGCAGTACGCCGTTATCTTCAGCCATCCAATCTTCAAAAATTGGATCAGTGGCATTGGGGTAATGCACTTCGTCGCGTTCGTAATTTGTCAGTTTGTTTGGAAAACGGATGATTACACGGTTATACCTATCGTTTTTGCGGCCAGATTTGCTTTTAATGGGTGATTCTATGCGTGCGGAGTTAGGGTTTTCAGATCGGTTGTGAGTGAAGAAAAAGACCGGTTCACCTTCTTTTTCAGGCACTAGCCTAAGCAAACCACTACCAATAGGCAACATACCGCGCATGCCGGATAGCATCAGCTTCACATTGCTAAACACAGATTTGCTGGTATCGACAACCAGGTTACCCGTGATGCGGCTGTATGTAGTTGGAGTGGCTACGCCGTTTATTGTGACTGTACTGGTAAGTTGCACATCAGCCCACGTAGCAGCGTCAATGAAAGACTGCTGCATCAGCCGGCTTGACAGCATACCTTTGCCGTACCTGCTGTTTGTCAGGTAGTCGAGCAATTGCAATGGCAGGTTTTCGCTGTATGCAGTAACACCTGTGCGAGGGTCTAATATTTTCTTTCCGCGGATAAGAGCTGTGACTTCTGGTTCTCCGCGCCAGACGCTCTGGTTTTCGTCCATTTGAAGACGTAAATGGATATACGCTAAACCTTGTAGCCTATGGCTGGAGGTCCAGTTAGGAATACCAGTAACTAAGGCTAACTGGTCGTCGGCGCCTGTTTTGCGCTGAACAGTAAACCATTTGCCGCCGCCCTTTTTGTTCCAGCGGGCGTCATGCTCACTTACTCCATCAAAGTACAACTCAGAAATAGCATCTATCTCACCTTCACAGAACACAATAATCAGGTGTAAAAACTCGTTTTTGGCACCGCCATTGGCATCAGTCACATACTTGTGAACTTTGATGCCACCAATACGGCGGGTTCCATAAACCACAGGAATAGCATGATCACTGCCCTGCTTTTCTACTGTTACTGCTTGTGCATTAGGAGTATCCGGAGTTGGAACCAACCAGCTTAGAATTTTCTTAAAGGGCTTTGTAACTGCTTTCCAAACACTGCTAAATAACCCCATTATTCACCACCCCATTTCAGATCTTTTTTCACCTGCGAAGCAAATTCCAACCCTTTGTCGGTAGGAAAAAACCGACGCTGATTTGCATCAGTTGAGCGACGGCCACGCGGGGCTTCAAAATCGGCCCATTCGCTAGTCAGAGGGACAGTGATTTGTGAATCGTCTTTAGAATCGGAAACGTCAGGCGCATTAATCAACCAGGAGTGCAGCAAAATAGGGTTAGGGATCACTTGCCCCTGGTCATTTAGGTAGGCGCGGTAAATATGTGCATAGCGATTTATCTGGTTAACACCCAGCATCAAAGCAACCACGCTCTGATCAGCAGCAGTAAAAGCGAGGCTGATTTCACCTATGCGGAGTTCTGCGTTAAAAGTTGGCGCGTCCATACCAAGTAGCAGGCCGTTATGCTCGTAAAGTTCACCATTCAAGTCGATATCAATACCGCTGTCTGTCAGCCGTATGGTTACATCATTAGCCAGCTCTAACTTAACCAAATGGCAATAGCTATGCTCGCCGGCAAGAGCTGCAGCGACATCATTTGTGATTTGTAGCATTGGGTTATAA